CGAGTATCTCTTCGTAGTCAGCCTTATATCTCTTCACTGGCGTAGACTTCTTCTCGATCATCTCTTCCACAAAGCCCCTACCGTACATGTCCTCCATCCAGAGGGTGTATTCCTGCGCAGCAGAACCGTGCTTCATTCCCCACATATTACAAGCGGCACACTGGGGATGGACATTCTCTATCTCTAATGCCCAGTAGGATGAGTTACCCTTTGGGATGAAGTGTCCACCTTGCATATCCTTGTAGTGTTTCGTAACACCACAGGACACACAGGAGCAGTAACCATTGTCATCTGACGCAGCGAGTCTGGCTAATTTTTGTACAGCTTTATAACATTCCTGCTTCAACTGTGCGGAGGTCTTAGTCTTTGGTTTAGACTTTCTCTTGGCTCGTCTGGGTGCTGCTCTTTTTATCGCCAAAACCTACCATCCTTGAGGGATAGTAATGTTTTCTCCGCTCTTCGCTGTGTCTTGTCGTTCATGCTGTCATAGCGCATCTTGAGCAGCGCGACACTGAACTCTTTCTTTGTGACGGGATACGCTTGCAAAGCTATCTCCACATCCAAAGGTATTACATACTCATCCTTTGCTTCCATATAGCCCAAGCCTCTTGGTGTAGTGCGAGGTGTACTTTCGGTGCAGCTCTATTTGAAGAGCCACCAAGGCATTGTATGTCTCCTTTACCTGTTTGTCTTCAAGTTTATCCAAGCCAATCTGTAGTTCGTCAATAGCTTGATGTATCACTTCCATCATGTCATTACTCATGATTACTCCTTTCGCTCCAAACAATCTTGCCAGCATCAGCGTAGCTGAAAGAAGCTCTTTGTAGTTCTAAAAGCTCTTTTAAATGCTCGACAAGTAGTGTTTCATATTTGGCGCTATGTCTATCGGCAATAATACTATCGTGTATAGCATTGGTGGTTTGACAAATTGCTTCCTGCAAATCAGATGAACTCATAGCTAGACCTCTGGTTTTCTGCCACGATTTCTATGTTTAAATCCAACCTCTATGTGTCGGCGCTTAGGTTTTGGCGACCCGCCGTGCTTCTTGCGTACCATGTATTTGTCTCCAAAAGGGAAGACGTAATAGACAACCCGCTCCTCGTTAGCACACCACTCGGCCTCTTCCAAGGCTCTTTCAAAGTCAGTAAATACAATCATGGCTCTGCCTGAGGGAATGGAACTGAGACACCAAACTTATCAGCAAGATGGCGGTTTAGAACTTGGTACACCTCGTTGTACTGTTCCTTCTTGAGATGCGCCGTAGAGTCCTTGCCTGTGATGGCCTTTTGGATAGGCCGCCACAGAAACTTCTTCACTAGGTCGTCACTCCAAGGAATGTCCACCTCTTGCTTGATAGTCTTCTTCATATCATAACCTGCATCGTTCAATGCCTCGGCTAGATTCCTACAGTACAGGTGAAGAGCGTTGTTCTGCTGCTTGGTTCTGGTGTTACCAATAACCCACTGAAACGTCACCTCACCTTTCTGCTCGTAAGTCTTATGAACAAACTTGATAAACTCGTCACGGCTCGCAGCGTTTTTGACCGTCCAAAATTCACCCTCACTCAAAGTCCACAACCTCCGTTACCTTTACGCCTATCACATTGCACACCTTCACCAAGGTATGCACTGTAGGATTAGGACGCGAAAGGAACGCACTGTACGTTCCTCTCGACCAACCCAAGGCGTTAGCAATATCAACAGACTTAATCCCATTTTGGGATTGATACTTTCTGATACTTTCGCCTACATGAATCATTAGAATGGTATATCCTGTGATGAGATTGTTGTTGTTTCTTCCTGCTTAGGCACGAAGTCGTCCACAGAAATGCTCAGGAATGGGTTGCCGCTCTTTGACATCTTGACCCATCCTGCGATCTTGAATTCAGCACCCTTGTAGTTAAAACTTCCCTTGTAGTCAGGCGCTTTCTCGTTTGTCTTATCAGTCTGCTTGAACAGAACGCCACGGTTAGTATTATCGTAATCACTCATTAACTATCTCCTTTTGTTGATTAAACTTCTTCATTGATTTCGTGTATATCTTTCCTGCGTACATCATAAAAAGCCTATCTCGTGCTTTTAATAATCTAGTTTTTGCTCCAAAGTTTAGACGGTAAATTTTTACCTTCTCATAATGCTCAAGGTTTAACTGCGATCTAGCGTGAGAAGCAAGCAAATTAAAATCTTCAATCTCTCTGAACGCTAGTTCCTCTTTAGCGTTTTCCGCAAAGAACTGCCAAACCTCGTACTCTTTCCCTCCTCTTAATCTCCCAAGTTTTTCCCAAGGGTTAAAATGTTTTCCTTGAGGCTCGACTCTTAAGTTATACAGGCTCATACCTTGCCACCTTACATAACCCGCCTCATCCGTGACAGCGTAAGCCTTACCCATAGCTCCTCCTAGAAAGCGTTAACGCCCTCTTCAATTAAAGCCACAGCCCTAGTCAAATGCTCTTCGAGCTTGGCGATATAATCCTCATCTCTCTCAATGCGAGTGATAAAGACGTCCTCATCTGGGCAGTAAGACATAAAGTCCCACCATTTCCTGCCTGTTATCCACAGATTGCCCATCACCTGTGCATAATACTTTGACGGTATAACCTGAGCCTTGAGCGTTTTGAGGTGTGTCTCAGGCATTGGACACTTGACCTCTAGGCCGCCGTCCTCTCCCACTAGGCCGTCAGGTGACGCACCAGTAGCCAAGGTGTCGTGCAAACAGAACCCAACCTCTGTTACATCTTGGTCTGTCAGAAAGCTGTATAAGTTTCTAGCATCGGGTTCGAGTTCTGTCCCTCGCAGCATCCACTCATTCTGCTCAAACTGAGTGGGCTGCCCTGTGACTTTCTCCATTACTAACTGGTCTATATAACCCTGAGCAGACTTAGACCACTGGCCTTTGGTGGTTATTATCTTTGAGTACATCGAGGCAGACGGAACGCCACAACGAGCCTGTAGCCATTCCTCTGTCCCTTGCTCGCAGTTAATAACTCTCATCAATCACCTCTTGAACCTCGAACTCAATCAGAGAGACGAGTCTTCTAGCCTTCTCCTCTAGCTCTATTGGTTTGCTCAGGATGCTTATGACGTCACGCATCCTCTCGCGGTACTTCTCTAGCTCTTCATAGTCCGCTTGCTCCTCGGCCTCCTCTTGAGCCAAGAGGTATCTATCTAGGTCTACCATTACTGGATCGCTCATTTCATCCCCTCCTTCTTCTTGTTGAGGGCTGCGATAGCCCTGTCGTAATCCTTCAGCAGAAGCCCTGTGACGGACGATACTTTGAACAGGGTGCAGAACTTACCTACATCGCTTTGCGTCTCCTGTAGGAGCTTGTTGAGCGTCTGAGCCTGTTCGTCAGAGATAGTCGAGTTATCTTGTGGTAAATCCTCACCTGCGTAGATGTAAGAGCCAAGGCCAAACATCGAGATTGCTTTTACAAGGCAGCGCATCTTGGTGTCAGAAATTTGACGGCTGTTAGGCTGAGAGATTGCGTTGTTACGGTTGTCCATCACTGGCAGCCACATCGGTCTAGTAATACCATCAACAGTCAGTGTGCAATGTACCGTCACTGATCCGTCAGGGTGATACTCGTTATCACCAAAGTGGTAAGTTGCTTCTGGGTAATTCTCCATAAGCTTCTGCCATGCCCAAGCCCAAGAGAGGTAGGTCAGGTTGCCTTTCTTCTCGGTGTGGTCATTAACATTGATCTTGCTTAGTGTGTTCCAAGTCATTTTGATTCCCTCTTAAAACGGTTTGAATTCTAGGATTTTGGCGTTCTGTACTTCGTCCATCTCATACTGGCGTTGAAACTTCTTGTAAGCTGCGATAGCTATGTCAGCATTCGAGTCAACGATGTATCTTGCGTAACCCCTCAGCGCGTCAATGGCTCGCTCGTGAAAGAAAGCAATATCCAATAGCTGTCCTGAGTGCAGCGCTTTGACTAGATCGGTGGCGAATGTCTCGCAGTAGGCTTGAGTATGTAGAGCGTTTAGCAGGAACTCGAACCCGTCCTCCTTCATACCCTTAGCCACTAACTCATCGGCTAACTCATCGGGCAGGTCTACATAATCGTCTTGAACCCAAGTAAATACCTCGGGGCTTTTTAGGAATGATTCTATCGTGCTGATTTTCATAATGTTTCCCTCTGTTTTGTTTAAGTCGGTATTAATTAAAGCAAACAATTAGTCATTTGTCTAACTTTTTTATAACTTTTTTTCAGAATCAAAAATCCAGATCATCAATGTTCCATTCAGGACAAACTTCTTCATTTTTTGTCTGAACTAAGTCATTGAAATCAAAGGGCAAAGCCATTCCTTCCCTCGTGGTCATCTGCAAACTGGGGTGATTGTAGAACGCAAACGTCCCCTCGAATGCCCCATGGCGCTGCTTCTGGATACACAAGAGCATATCGTGATGAGAGTCGAAGTAATCCCTTTGCTCCTCGGTAAGATCAGGCAGGTGTTTTAACTGGTCGCGCTTCTTGTCCATGTGTACCACGATGACGTTGTCCACCAAGTCCACTAGGGTTGATGAGCCTTTGACCTCATACTTGGTCGCAGGCTTATGCTCCATGCCAGACTGCGGTTTGCGAATATGAGCCACGAGGTGAATGTGACAATTCAAATGCTTCGCAGCCCACGCTAGGCGATTTATAAATTCAGTCTCGCCCTGCCTGTCCTCAACTGAGATGCCTGCCTTGGCTAGTGAGTCAATCACAATATGGTCGCAGCCAAGATGCTTGGCGGCATAGTGGACAAAGCCCAGAATTTTCTCGGTCTTCACTGAGTCCAACTGATCGTAAATCAGGATAGAATTATCCGCGAACGCGGAAAACTCTCGAATGAATTCCTCTGTAGGTGTGCCGCCAGTAGATGAGCCTGCGGCCTGTAGGCACATTCGCCACAATGTTTCAGTCGGTTTCATTTCCAATGAAGCGATGGCGACCTTCTTCTCTCGGGCAATCCATAACATGACCTGACCAAGAACCATAGACTTGCGGTGTCCATTCTGCCCTGCCCAGACCGTCACCTCCGAAGGTCTAAACCTAAAGTCCTCCCAAGTCTTAGACCAAGGCATTTTGTCCCCGTATACCTGAACCCCTTTGGATCGCTCCACCAAGTCCTCAGTCCACTTGCCCGCTGAGAATATCTCTTGGGCTTCTAATTCCCCCACGAGAGAGACGTAATCGTTAAAGTCTACATTCGGTGGTATGTTCATTTGACCACCTCCCACGATGTCTCAGAGTCTGCCTTGGCTTTGTCTCGCTTTGCCCAAGAGTAGGCCAATGAAATCCAATTCACGATAGGCTGACCGTTTGGCAATGCCCACCCTCGAGCATCGTAGTAGTTAAAAAAGTCCTCCGCATCAATTTTAATTTTCTTAGCCTTGATCGTATTATTCACCTCGGGGAAGGACGGCTTTTTGGCGTCCTGCCTCGTAATATTATTATTATTATATATATTCTTAGTTGTGCCATTCTCTGTGACAACCTCCCGCCACAAATCGCTCGGAAGCAGCGTGATTATTGAGTATCGGTGTGACGTTTGGTCGCCAATTAGCTGCCACTTTTTTAGCCTCCGAATTGACCGTCTCAAGGCCGCCTCGGAGAGTCCTGTTTTCTGCGACCAAGACTGTCTGCCGTATATCAATTGTCCCCTCTTTAGGGATACCGATTCGCCGTTAAACGTGATGGTTTTATCCTCCCACGCAGCGCCTAAAATCATATGGATAAAGACCGACAGACTCTCAGCATCATGGGATATTGGGTGCTTCAGTATGGCTCTTGGTACTTTAGCGAAGCTCATAGCCCTAGCCTCCGCTTGATAATTAGCGCCTTATCTTCTTCGCTCAGGCGTCCACCCTCGCGTTGGACTGTCATAAGGTACTCAACCATTAAGTCGCGCCTAGCCTCTCTCTCGCGCCTCTCAGCGATAGGTTGAAACAGACCGTCATCGGGCATGACGTCCGCCCATTCGAGGCCGATACTGGTTAAGACATCGAGGCCGCCACAACCTGAAAAGCATTTGATTAGTATCCTGCCGTCTGGCAATTCGCGGATTGATAAAGATGGGTCGCCGTCATCATGGGCAGGGCATTTCGCTATGTAACGGTCTGTCCCTGTTTTTCGGACAGATTCCAAGCGGTCGATTAATTGATTAATCTTAGACATGATTCCCTCTTGTGGTTTTAGTCGTGTTTTACTACAATATGTGGGGCGGGTAGCTTCCCCCTCTTAGCTTTCGCGGTGCTAGTCACACCGACCGCCAACTCTACACCCGTTAGTAATCCCGATCAAGTTCGGTGATGTTATATCTATACTCGGCGAACGTCCGACCCTTCACGCGAAGGTATGAGAATCCCCGCGCCGTCCCGACTTCAATCGTCTCGTTCAGATCAAGTTTAAGATTACGCCAAGCCCAATTCGCCAACAATTCACACAACATATAATTGCGGCTTTCTGGATAGATCAAAGGCCGCAGCTTTACAGGCCGCCAATCAACATGCTTCAAATGCTTTCGCGGGTTGGCTTTATCCCTTTCGTATTCAGTAGGTAACTCACGATTCATTTGCCAAGATAAACCCGCACTCAATTCGCTATTCATAAACCCCTCCTAATCCTTCCTATTTTGCCGTATACGGGACGCTAAGACTTACCCTATAGGTTTCCCCTAGTTAATGCCTAAACGTCCCCGTATGGCCTTAAATCGCCCCATTTAAACGCCTTTAATTTGAATCTCAGCCCTAAGCATGGCCTCGGCTATCTTTTCACACTCCGAAAACAATACTTTCCGACCATAAGCGTAGTAATCCCGCTCAATAAGCCCCGCAAAGTGTTTACGATGATCTTTAATGTAAAACTCTAATCCCTCGGCGGCCTCGGCCTCGCTGTTATAGTGTCGCCCTATGGTGCTATCACCCTTCGCTAGTCTAAACATTACTCGCCCTCGCATTTAATATCTGGATTGTACGGCGGCCACCCTGCCCGATCTATTTCTGGCCTAGGATCGGATTCCCAAATAGCGACCATCTCACAATAGGTGGATTGATCTTGTTCGGCATCCTCGCGGTCTAGCGTTCCAATGTATAGCAGCGCGGCAATCAAGGCCGCCATTGCGAAAAATTCCTTAATCATTATTCAGCCCTCGCGTGATTTAACTTGCGGCCTAGATTAATCAGTAAAGTAGCGTTATCCACTGATAACCTGTAATCACTAGCGAATCGCTCAATCGTAAGGTAATTGTTGAAGTAATCCAGGTAAGCTTGCTCGGCCTCGAGTTTGGCTTTATGCCCATGCCTGAGCATATGGACTTCACGCCCTGTAATTAGCCAAGGCGTATCAAATGCGATTGTGTATTGCGCGTGTGGTTCTGTGTTAAACATGGTCTTCCCCTCAAATGGTTGATTATGTTATAATTAACTGTATTTTATATGCTCAGCGATTTGTTCATCGAGCATCGGTTTGACTGACTCCGCACTAAACTCCGCGCCATCTGGCGTCTGATCTGGCAAGGCCGCCAATAAACTCTTAAGCGCATCGGAATGGCTAATAGTCATATAGGCCGCCAACTCCGCATAGTGGCATAGAGTGTTATATAGTGATTCATCATTGTTTAGCCATAGGGCTACATTCCAATCTTCCCAACTTGCATAACCGTTAAATACTGTCATTGTCTTACCCTCTTAAGATTGCCCCTCTTTCGAGGGGCGTTGTGTTTAGCTGTTGATCCACTCGTCATAAGTTTTAAGTGGCTTGCCTGTTGTTGAATCGTTACCGTTGCCGTCATCGGCGCAAGCAATATAGATTTCGTACTCGTTTGAGTTACTGCCTCGCGCTTGGGTTTGCCATAGTTCGTTATATTCTAGTTCCATCTCGTTTGCCTCGGTGATGCCCCCTTTCGGGGGCGTTAGTTTTATGCCGATACGCTATTAAGCTTTGCGGCTAATTTGTAGTCAATTAGATAATAATCCTTTGACGCTATCCGTCTGGCATTGGGGTCGGTCTTTTCGACTTCTATTTCTGGTATCGCGTGAATCTTGTTTCCTTCAATACTTGCGACCGTTAGATTATCCGATGATACGCAGCTAATTAAGCTTTCCTCATGCAATAACCTTTGGCCTTGAAATTCGACCACAAATAGCAGATCGGCAGAATCAGTTAAAAGCCACTCATTAATCCCAAGCGTTTCATTTGTAGACTTATGGTGGCGCATTTCGTTTTCGTATCCCGCGAATATATCGTTGCCCGCTGCTTTAGCCGCTGCAATAGCAGAATCGTAATCGTTAAATGTAGCATTAATAATAGTCATATTTAATTTACCTTATAGAGTGAATGTATGCACAGTTTATCTATTGCTTGATTAAATGCAAACTTTATTTGGTATTACTTTGTTTCAATTTTAGGAATCATTCTTGCTTCTATATAAGCGCGAGGGGATTGCAAGGAATACTAGTGCATAGCTCAATGGGTGCATCCTCCACTCTCCTACTTACTAAACTAATCCCTTTACTAAACCAATCACTTTACTAATTGGCGAATCTCGCCACTATTTGGCGAATTTGGCTAGCGGGGTCGCGATTAGGGGCGGGGGAGGGGACGGCTGCGCGGTAATTATTATAGTTGCCCCCCAAATTTGCAAAAGGTAATTTTAAAAAAGAGCTAAAAAACACTTTATCATTTCTTCTTCTATATCAATGACTTGCATCACGCTAGTATTTTAGCTAAAAATACCTATAAAATACCCTCTAATTATTCACTGGAGGCTCTATGACGTCCGATAACGAAATAGAGGTAGTAACCCCTGACGTCCCAGTAAAACGCAAGAGGGGGCGTCCTAGAAAGTCTGAGATAACCCCGCCTAAGAATAGGAAAAGGGGCAGACCAAAGGGTGACAGAGCGGCAATGATAGAGATGAAGCAGCGGTTCTTGGCTAGACGAGATACTGACGCTGTGATTAACTCTATCTTTAGGGCTGCTGTAGATGACGACCATAAGAACCAAGCGGCTGCTTGGAAGCTAATTGTGGATAGGATTTTACCTCAGAGTGATTTTGACAAAGATAAGCTCGGAGGTAGACCGTCTGTCAATATAACTATCTCTGGAGTGACTGACGTCCCAATAATAGGCGAGACAATAGATAATGACGGAGTCATTGACCATGATGAACTTGATTGACACTCTGGTCAGACATGAGGGACTACGAAGACTAGCTTACGAGGACTCTGTTGGCGTCCTGACCATAGGTGTCGGACGTAACATAGAGGAAGTCGGCCTATCTGACGATGAAATATATTATCTTCTAAAGAATGATATAAGACGTTGTGAGACGGAACTGGACAATGCCTTTAGGTGGTACAAAGACCTAGACCAAGTCCGTCAAGAAGCTATGATAAACTTATGCTTCAATCTTGGTATTACTAGATTGAGGAAGTTTAAACTCGCATTACGGGCTATGGAAGCTAAGGACTACGAGGATGCAGCCGATGAGTTCCTTGATTCCTTGTGGGCTACACAGGTAGGACAACGCGCAGTAGAAGTTACTTACATGATTAGATTTGGAGAATATTATGCCAATGGTTAACGGAAAGAAATACGCTTATACAGAGAAAGGCAAAGCCGCCGCTAAGAAAGCAGCTAAAAAGAAAAAAGCCAAGAAGAAGTAATGGCTTACAATAAACCCGCCCTGCGCGAGCGTCTTAAAAATAAGATCATGGCGGGGTCTAAAGGTGGCAAGTCAGGCCAATGGTCTGCCCGTAAAGCCCAACTGTTATCTCAAGAGTACGAGAAGGCAGGAGGTGGTTACACTGGTGGCAAGACTAAATCTCAGAAGTCCTTGTCCAAGTGGACAAAGGAGGAATGGGGTACAAAGTCAGGCAAACCGTCTACCCAAGGCAGCAAAGCCACAGGTGAAAGGTATCTCCCCAAGAAAGCTAGGGAATCCCTTTCATCTAAAGAGTACGCCGCCACTTCGCGGAAGAAAAGAGAAGACACGGCTAAAGGTAAGCAGTTTTCCAAACAGCCCAAGAAGATAGCAAAGAAAACAGCGAAGAGCAGATGAATTTAAACATAAGTCTCCTTGATTGGCAGAAGAAAGTCTGGAACGACCCCACACGTTTCAAGGTAGTTGCTGCGGGTCGTAGGACGGGCAAGTCCCGTCTTGCGGCCTATCTTTTAATTGTCAACGCCTTGAAGTCCGAAAAGGGTCAGGTGTTCTATGTAGCACCCACACAAGGCCAAGCAAGAGACATTATGTGGAATCTCCTCTTGGAGATAGGTCAACCAGTAATAGAAAACTCTCATGTTAATAACATGCAGGTCAGGCTAATCAACGGCACAACTATCAGCTTGAAGGGTGCGGATAGACCTGAGACAATGCGAGGCGTAAGCCTCAAGTTTCTGGTTATGGACGAGTACGCGGACATGAAACCAGATGTTTGGGAATTAATCTTACGACCTGCGTTGACAGACCTGAAAGGCGAGGCTTTATTTATCGGGACACCAATGGGTAGAAATCATTTCTATGAACTCTACAAACTAGCCAGTTTAGGCACTGATCCTACATATAAAGCGTGGCACTTTACCAGTTATGACAACAACCTCTTGGATGAGTCTGAGATAGACGCCGCCAAGAAATCAATGTCTTCCTATGCCTTTCGGCAGGAGTTCATGGCGTCCTTTGAAGCCAGAGGCTCTGAGATGTTCAAGGAAGATTGGATTAAGTTTGACGAGGAAGAACCCTCTACTGGTGATTACTATGTCGCCATTGACCTCGCGGGCTTTGAAGAGATTGGGAAGAAGAGCAAAAACAAGAAACTTGACAACACAGCAATCGCTGTGGTAAAAGTCGGCGAATATGGATGGTGGGTTTGTGATATAATAGCCGGACGTTGGGAGTTAAATGAGACTGCCCAGAAGATATTTCAGGTTGTTAGAGACTACGAACCCGTCTCGGTAGGGATAGAAAAGGGTATTGCTAGACAAGCCGTGATGTCCCCACTGACCGATCTTATGAGGAAATATCAGCGTTTCTTCCGTGTAGAGGAATTAACTCACGGAAACAAAAAGAAGACAGACCGTGTAATGTGGGCATTACAGGGAAGATTCGAGAATGGTGTGTGTACTCTCAACAAAGGAGAGTGGAACATACAATTCATGGACGAGATATTTCAATTCCCCGATGCTCTAACACACGATGATATGGTGGACGCTCTAGCTTACATAGATCAGTTGGCTACAGTGTCCTATTCTTATGACTTTGAAATTGATGAGTTTGAAGTCATAGACTCTGTTTCAGGATACTAATATGCTAGAAAGCAACGAAGACCAATTCGGCATAGAAGAGACGCTTGAGTCTTGGATAATGGAGAAGTGCCGCGAGTGGCGCGACCATTACGAGTCAAACTATGAGAATAAGTTTGATGCATACTACCGTCTATGGCGAGGCATCTTCAGTGCTGAAGATCGTAACCGAGATTCTGAAAGATCGCAAATTATTTCCCCTGCCCTTCAACAAGCTGTTGAATCGTCTGTTGCGGAAATTGAGGAGGCTACCTTTGGTCGTGGCAAGTTCTTTGATATTAAAGATGACGACCAGAATCCACAAGACATAGCTTACCTTCGCGAACAACTCATTAAAGATTTCAAGAAGAACAAAGTCCGCAAGGCTGTAGGTGAATGCCTTATCAACGCCGCCGTATACGGTACTGGTATCGCGGAACTTGTTCTAGAAGAAAGAAAAGAAATGCGTCCTGCCTCGCGTCCTACTATGGACGGTCAGCTCCAAGAAGTTGGAGTTGAGATGTTTGACAGGACTGTATGCAAACTACGAAGTGTTCAACCACAGAACTTCTTGATTGATCCTGTGGCTACCAGTGTTGACGAATCTATTGGCGTAGCCATTGACGAGTTCGTCCCAGTGCATCATGTAGAACTCCTGCAAGAGAAAGGAGTCTACAAAAACGTACCGTTTAACTACGCTTATCCTGACATCGACCTAGATGCAGACCATGAACTTACCACGCAGCCTACGGATAAAGTCCGTCTTACCAAGTACTATGGTCTAGTCCCCCGCCATCTACTTGAGAATGACGAAGACTATGAAGAGGTTGAAGAGCTAGTACCTAGTGACGAGGATAAGACCTTCTATGTGGAGGCAATCGTGGTGATAGCGAACGGTGGTACTCTCCTGAAAGCGGAGAAGAACCCGTACATGATGCAGGATCGTCCTGTCATAGCATTCCCTTGGGATGTAGTCCCCAATCGTTTCTGGGGTCGCGGTGTCTGTGAGAAAGGATATAACTCACAGAAAGCTTTAGATGCAGAACTTCGCGCAAGGATTGACGCTCTAGCACTCACAGTTCATCCGATGATGGCGATGGACGCTACTCGTATGCCACGAGGCGCAAGACCAGAAGTAAAAGCAGGCAAGATTATTCTTACTAATGGTAATCCTGCTGAGGTTCTACAGCCGTTTAACTTCGGACAAGTTTCACAAATCACCTTTGCACAAGCAGGTGAGTTGCAGAAGATGGTACAGACTGCCACTGGCGCAATAGACTCTGCGGGAATTCCGGGGTCTATCAATGGTGAAGCCACAGCAGCAGGTATCTCAATGTCACTTGGCGCAATCATTAAGCGTCACAAGAGGACACTGATTAACTTCCAAGAATCATTCTTGATACCTTTCGTATCAAAAGCTGCTTACAGATACATGCAGTTTGAACCAGAG